ACTACACATTAAAATTACACCCTGTTTAATATCTGTTCCGTGTGTATTATTATGAGCCAGTGCATAGGCCGCTAACTGGATAAAATAGTCGTCGATCCACTCTCTTTTCTTGGGTTTATTAGTCTGTTTGAAGTCTAAAATAGCAGGTTTGCCCTTCCAAATGCCGATACAGTCAGTGGTTCCTGCATATAGTCCGCTGTAATAAACAGGAACTTCTACTCCCCAATATTCACTGACATTTTTGCCCAAGCCTTCAAAAATAATAACATTGGCCATTGAGTGGCTTTGTTGACTATATGGGTTAGTACCAGGGAGTCCTATATTACCATCTTTGACATATGTTTCTAACCACTTATGCATACGTGTCCCTCGCCCTGCTGCTTCTGTAGTGATTTGTTGTGCTTGAGCTTCTCCTACACGTCTTTTCCAATTTGCCAATGCTTGACGTTTTTCTTCGGGCTTGGTGCGATCTAAAATAGTAGTAACACTAGGTACTTTGGTTCCGTCGGGCAAACAATAGTGTCGTTTTCCGTCAACTGTTTCTCTATTAATAGTTGTATAATTAAATTTGTTTATTAACATTTACACTCTAAAACTTTCCCCGCAACCACAACGGTCACGTTCATTTGGATTACTAAATTCGAATCCTTCATTTAACCCGTTTCTTACGTAATCTATTTCTAGTCCAGTTAGATAAGCACAACTTTTAGGATCAACAAAAACTTTGCAGCCATTACAGTCAACGCATTGATCTTCGGGGTTGGGGTTATCTACGTATTCTAACACATATGCCAGTCCACTGCAACCGGTTGTTTTGACTGCTACTCGCAGTCCGACACCCTTCCCACGTTTCAACAATTGTTGTTGTATTTTTTTACGTGCTGTGTCGGTTACGGTAATCATTTACTGCCGCCTTAATGGCATCCTCGGCCAATATGCTACAATGTATTTTGACTGGAGGTAGGGCGAGTTCTTCTGCAATCTGACTATTCTTAATGCTTCCTGCCTCATCAAGAGTTTTACCTTTGACCCATTCGGTAACAAGAGAGCTAGACGCAATCGCCGACCCGCAGCCATACGTTTTAAATCTTGCATCTTCAATAATGCCCGTTTCATTGTTTACCTTTATCTGTAACTTCATTACATCTCCGCAGGCCGGGGCGCCGACCATGCCGGTCCCAACGTGCGTGTCCTCCTTATCAAATGATCCCACATTTCGTGGGTTTTCGTAATGATCCACAACCTTTGCTGAATAGGCCATAGTAATCTCCCAAACTTATTTTATAGTATTTAATTAGTCTTGTCTACGCTTCATGGCGCTTTTGGCCATGTTCGAAACAGTTTGTTCTGGATTATCGGCCGCGGCCATATACTCTTCTGGATTATCAATTTGACTTTGAGAATCTGTGGTAAACTTAATAGTTTCTGGAGTAATATTCTTAAGCATCTCTTTAATTGAATCTTCAGCTTCGTTGGCTGCAATTAAATTTTGGTAAGTAAACCCGGTTAGGCCAGTATTTTTTATATATCGAATTACCATTGGGGTGGGTATTTCGGGAGCAATCTCTCCTCTGAGAACTTTACTGTGAAGAAGATTAAGCGCGGTGACTATGTTTCCGTAGTCACCGCGATCTTGATCATCTATATCTTCAACAATAAAATCTGACGCTCTCATTAACGACGCTCTCTGCCCAACTCATCGCTGCCAGCGGCAGCATCTGCAGCAGCAAATCCGTCATCTTCGGCATCTAAATCGCTGCCTAAATCCGCCGGAGGTACCTGACCCGGTAATCCTTGCTCACCGCCCATGCTCATGGCTTGATCGGGCTGTTCACCTGCAAGTACTCGGGCACCATTATCTAATGCATCGCGGGCACCATTTAACGAATCCATTAATCCTTGTAGTGCTGCTGTAACTGTTTGCTTATAGCTGTCAGCTTGTGCAGTACCGATTTGATCACGTATGGTATCTAGTAAAGGAGGAAGTTCTTCGTTCATCATTTTGCTGGCATCAGTGATCATATCCTGTACACTGTCTACCATGTCTTTGGCAGCTAGTACTGCTTCTGCAGTTTCTAATTCTCCCTCGAGTAGAGTTTCGTGCTGATTAAGCCAAGACACCAGCCCTTCGCGAACCATAAACATTTCCATGTATTTAGGATTCTTTTCTGCTGTATGAATGCCATAACTTTTTCTAATTTTATTTAAACTTTCGTCTAAGGCAATGCTCAAACGTTGAGCTTTTGCATAAGTTAAGTTATCATAGTCAATTGAAAAACCAAAACGGCTTTCCATGACACGATTTAATCGTTGTGTTTTTTGTGGTGCAAGTTCTTTTAAATTCATATTAAGGTTTCCCAGATTTTTATATATTTAGCAGATAAGATTCTTTTTTCCAATTCTTCGCGGGCCGGATTAAATCTTAATTTATAATCATTATATCTTGCTTGCCACAACTGTGTTTTAAAAGGATCTTTTTTATTTTTTGAAGTTAATTTAAAGGTGTAAAATTCTAATTCATCGTAAATTCGAGCAACGTCAATATCTGCATTTAATAACCCGTCTGCTGTTTTATAATATCTCATTTTACTAAGAGCCGCATACAGCACTGCGGCCGGTTTACTATAAAATGTATGAATTATTTTGTTATCTTGTGTAACTTTATATCGGTGCTGTCCGACATTCTTTATTATGTAATCTCCTATAACCCATAAATTGCTATTAATAGGCATAACTATAGGATAATTTAAAGCAAACCTAATGTAATTGAGTTCTTTTTTTGCCCAAATGTTTACCTTAGATAATGCTAAATCAACTATTAGTTTACCTATTTCGTTTTTTATATGTGATTCGGCCGTTTTCATTTTTTCTTACTAATAGATTTTTATTCACTAATTGATTAGCCATAAGCTGCTGTCTGTCGTCCATATCACTTTTAGCCATAACAGGTGTTTCTTCGTCAAATTGGGAAAGCATATCTGCTTCCTCGTTTGTGATGGCCACATTTATATTTTGCGTAAGTTCTATTATTTTCACTTTGATGCCAGATGAATTAACAGGGTAATAATGGCTGTAAACATAACACCCACTATAGTGGTTCCTATGGTTATCATTTGTTTATTAATGCCACCTGTTTTATTTGTGATACTTTCTTTAATTTCTGCAATGTGGCGCTCAATGGCCGTCATCCGCTCGTCCAGATTATCTAGTTTATTTTCCAAAGCTGCATACCTTTCCGCACAAAGTTCTACGTGCGCTTCAAGGTTCTTCTTTTCAATGTCGGTGGTTTTGCTCATATTACGCCTCATATAGCGATGCTTTAATTTGTTGCTTAAATGTGCCGTGAAGAGAAGCCTTAATGGTGCCGTAGCATCAACTAATATTTATCTCACCTACGGTAGAAAAATATATGTTTTTTAATATCCCATAGCTATGAAAAATCGGCAGCATAAACCTAGCAGATTCGTCCAATCCAGATATTACTGGTACTTGTTCAAAATCTTCATATAGTTGATCTATAGTATAGATATTTTGTTCGCTGGTGAATTCGAATACCCAAACTTTTTGCATGGTTTGATAAAATTCTCCAAAAATTTTACTGACCCCGTCTCCGTCTATGTCTGACATAAGCTCAGGCCCCCCTAAAATTATGGGTTGAGTTTTTAAACTTAAAACCTGCAATACTGTTTCCCAATTTCGCTGTTGATCTCGTGCAAGACTGTCACCCTTGATTACATTCGTGGGTGTTATATCTACTAGGGTCGCACAAATAAAAGATTTCATAAAAATATTTATAGCCAACAAAAAAGGCACTATAAAAGTGCCTTTTTGTTTTTAGCTTACGCTAAAATTACTGCGCTAGACGTAGTCCAGGCTGTGTAACTACAATACCTGTTGTATTGTAACCGCTGCTGGTAGCTGCGACGATGTTAGCTTGTAGGTCTGTTGCATTCCAAGCTGATTCTTCAACAAGAACGCTTAGAAGACCGTTTGTAACTGCACCGTTGTTTGCTGTACCAACTTGGTAAGCTAGCAATGTAGCATTCAATCCAATAGTGCGTAGGATTGTTTCAACGCCTTCGCCTGTACCAAATTGTGTGGTCATAGAAACGTTGGAGTTAATAGCAAAAGCCTGAACTGGCTTGCCGATACCTGTGCTGATCAATACGTTTGCACTTGATGCTTCTGTGCTTAGAGCAATGTTACCAACGCTGACTACGTTTTGTGCATTACCATTTGTACGTGTAAAAACTGCCATTTTATTTTTCCTTTAAAAATTCTGCGACTTAACGCATGTAATTATTTATACCAATCTTATTTTTTCCACTGCTTAGGGGCAGTAAAATTAGCTTTACTAAACTCAATTCTATCAACTAACTTAACTGCTCCGCCGTCGTGTCCGATAGCAACAAATCCTTCAGGCGCTGTTACTCGATATCCGTTGTCAGTTTTTAAGAAAGTGCCTATATTTTCAATTTGCTGCATCTTTTGTAATAGCATGACTTTGGCTTCAATTATCCGTTTATATATGGCAAGAATTCCCAGCAATATGTTACTGTTGTCGGCCATGAACTGTTCTTTATCCTGTATCTTTTGTATACGGGCAGCAGCAGCAGGACTGTCGGGCCCACCTTTTAGTTTAGCAATCTCTGCTTCCATTTTACCTTTGTAAAATGTCAGGAAATTCTTCAAGAATGTTGTGGGATCGCCTACCTGTGTTCCACCACGCACCATGTTATTAATGAAAGGTTTAATGTAAGTGGCAAATTCTGTCATTTCTTCGTCGCCGCCTTTAGTAGTGCGGCCAGTAAAGATAATACGATTAAAGTCTTTTTCCTTAATTTTCTTGAATGTAGTTGCAGCAGCAGTTAATGTACCCTTAATTCTTGCATCTTCGTCGGGTGTCAAACTGGCTCTGCCTGTAAAGTCTTTATATGTAGCGTCGTCATACCACACAGCACTGTTAGGTTGTAGACCAGCCACAGACGCACCAAAAACAGCCTGCATGTTAGGTAAACTATCACCTTCATAGGCTGTATGAAAAATTATACCTATTTTAGCTTTTTCAATTCTTTTGCCTAATTCACTGTTTACAGGCACTGCATAGGTAATAGTGTTAGGAGTGAAAATATAGCATTCTTCTGTGCCAGCACCACTGGGCAAAGCAGCAGTTGTGACATCCCCAGGTGTAAACATCAAGTCGCCTTGCAGCACATTACCTATGCCTAATTTACTCAAATATTTTAAGGCAATGGTAAGTTTGTTGGCTAGTCCTTCTTGTGCCCCATAAAAGTTTCTAATATCTTTTGCACTTTTGCATAGTTTAGGTTCATTTTTAGAAAATACACTTTTTGTACCTACAAAAAATTTGCCATCCAATGGATCAGTGCCGCAGATGATAGCAGGAGCTCCGTCCCATTTTACTGTAACTTTAACTGGTTGACCTTCTCCTTG